ATAATCCCGAGCGTGAAGGGAAACACCCAACCGAGAAGCCGCGCCGATTGATGGCTGAAATTGTGGCCGACTTCACCAATCCCGGCCAAACCATCCTCGACCCATTCATGGGTAGCGGAACAACCGGCGTTGCAGCCGTTCAGATGGGCCGCGACTTTATCGGTATCGAAAGGGAAGAGCGTTATTTTGAGATTGCGTGCCGGAGGATTGAACGGGCGCAACGTCAGGGTGACTTGTTTATTGAAGGGACTGCCGCATGACCGACCGCACCATCTTGCACCGCGCCCGCGAACGCCTAGCAGCCCAAAAGCTATGGGGCCGCGTATCTGAAAAGGCCATCTTGGACGGGCATTGGGACACTGGCGATTTAATCCGCCATACCATTTATGAAATAGAGGCAGAAGATGTCCGCAACATTAAGGAAGATCTAGAATGAAAATCACATCGGATGACGCTTGCCTAATGGTTATCGGGCTAATTTATGATTGCGCGACAATTAGGCCAGACAAGATTGAATTTGAAAACACACTCCGCGATGATCTGGGCTTAGACGGTATATCCATTATTGAACTATCTATGGTGATAGAGGATACATTTAAGATTGTTATATCATGTGAAGATATGCACGCATGGGAAACGGTGTCAGATGTTGTCCATTGTGTAGAAAAGATCAGATCATGAAACAGTCTCTAGGCATTTTTGCTTTAATGGTTGCCCTGTGCATGGGCGTGGTGATGCTGTTTTATTGGCTGGCGGTTTTGGCTGTTAATATATGGTGGTTGATCCGCAGCCTTTGTGATTACGTTGTTATTGCATGGAGGGATAGGAATGAACGCAATTCATAAGCGGGCTTGGGTGCTGAATAAGGCTGTGGCCTATTGCCAAGCTGGATCAGGAGGAAAGCAACCCGCCACCACAGATAGGAATGAGAAGGTCACTTGCCCTCGGTGCAAGGATATTTTGGCAGGGAGGGGGTAATGCTTACGGGTGGCTCGTCGGACTATTACAAGATACCGATTGATAACCCCACCAGCGGGGGCAAGCCCTATGTGGCCGAATGTAACGACATTATCGAGGCGTTTGGGATGTCCTTTGGCCTTGGCAATGTGTTTAAGGCTGTGTGGCGTCTGGCTGCCCTTATTCAAGGGCGAGGCAAGCCGGGGGCCACCCGCACATACGATGCCGAAAAGATTGTGTTTTTTGGCCAGCGCGAATTAATTAAAGCCAAGGCGCATGAGGGGGAATGATCTACAGGCCCAAATATGAAACGGCGGCAAACCTAGCCAGCGAACAATCCGTGATCGGGAAGGTGTGCGCCCGATTTAAGTTTGATGCGGTCAAGCTGCCAATGAACTGCCGGGCGGACTATCTGCTTTCCCAAGGCGGGAACGCTAAGGTCATGGCCGAGATAAAGGTCAGGACTAATCCAAAGGATAAATACCCCACCTACATGGTCAGCAAGGGCAAATATGATGCCCTGCTGGCTTGGGTGGATATGGGCTTTGAAGCCGCATTATTCGTGCAATGGCAGGATGCACTAGGATATGTGAAGTTGCCGGTGGATCATACCATCACCACGGGAGGCAGACGAGATCGAGCCGATCCGCTGGACATTGAACAGGTGGTGCTGATTGAAGTGGGGTGGTTCAAAATAATTTAGAATAATGCAAAAAACCGCTTGCGGCTTATAGCGATGGCCTATATGGGTTGTTGCAGGGGATGACCCCGCCGACAGGAGAATGTGAGATGGCAAAGTTTGAAACTGGCAAAACTTATTGGACGCGCTTGATTGTAGACGCGGATTATCGCGTTCGCGTTACCGTTGCCAAACGCACTGCCAAAACCATTACAACCGCCGATGGTAAAAGCCTCCGCATTTCCGAATGGGATGGCGTTGAGCAAGTAAAGCCTTGGGGTTCTTATTCCATGTGTCCGATTGTGGGCGCTGATCGTGTGGAGGCATAATCATGACCATCCAAGCAACCCTTTGCACCCATTCCAATGGTGAAACCGCCATGAGGGAAATTTCCCATCCAGCTTTGGATCAGCGGGTATTTCGTGAGGTCAATGGATACCTTGAGTGGGCACATGAGGCCGATTGGCTGGCCCACGGTTGGGGCCGCGCCAGAACCTATGGGACGGTTATTAAGCCCATTCAGATTGTTTGCGTAAATGTTGAGGGACAAATTAATGCAGCCTGAAGATTTCCGAGAAGCCCGTAAGGAAATGGGCCACACCCAGCACTCCCTTGCCGCCGCATTGCTTATGGGCAAACATGGATGGCAGACAATCAGTGCATGGGAAAACGGCAAGCAATCCATTCCGGGGCCGGTAAAGGTTGCTATGTATCATTTGTTGACTTGTGGGGGGTAATCAACAATGACTCGGACCCAATACAGCCTAGACGGTTTGCCTTGCGACGTTTTTCAGCGATACGATGATCCACGACTGCAAGGCTGCTTGGGCATAAACCCAACCGTTACTTATCATACGGGTTGGTTGGACGAACGCGGAAAGTGGGTTGAGGTGAACTTGGGAAACGGACACGCTTTTGACCCTATTCCATTGCAAGTTGTTAGTGCTCATCGGGAAATATGTAACATCCGCAAAGCGGAAAGGACAAGCCATGACCGAGATTGAACGCAAGGCGCTGGCGCTGGTGACGAAGGTCGCCGAAGATCAAGGGAAGCCGTGGTGCATCGAACGGATTAACCGATCTATGATACTTGACGAGTCCATCTGCCGCGCCATTGAACAGCACGAAGCCTTCCGCAAGGAAGTGAGTGATGCGGTGACGGACTACGTGAACCATGGCAAAATGTCATACGCGAAGCTGTTATCATTCATCATCCCCACGCCCGATCCGATGGTGGAGGCGCTCATGGCTACTGCATGGCACAATCCAGAACAGCCAGACCGCAGAGTATTATATCGTGGCACATTCGAGGCCCATGCAGCCTCCCTGCGAGAAGAAATCACCAAGCGAGGCGGCAGGATCGTGTTTGAGGGAGATGGGCCATGACTAGTCTGGTAGGGCGGCTGCGATTAGCAGACTGTAAATTAGACGGGCGAAAGCTGGAAGATTATGCTGATAAGCTCTGTAAAGAAGCCGCCGCCGAAATAACCCGCCTCACCGCCGCGCTGGAAACGGTGCTTAAGCGGGAGGCAGAAACGCAGGCTAGACATGACGCCGCGCTGGAAAAGAGCGCCATCGACATAAATGTGTTGGACTTGACTGCGATGGATGCTCAGCGCCTCCTGATGGAGGAGGTTACCTTCCTTCGTGCCAAGCTGAAAAAGGCGAAGGCAGACCTGAACAAGATGGCCGCACTGGCGCAGGGGTACAAGCTGGACTGCGAAGAGGTGCGCGACGTAGCTGAGAAGATGGCGGCGGCTTTGGAACCTCTAGCCAAGGCCGGTCGCATCGAATTGTGCGGGGTGTGGCGCGATGATGAAATCATCATGCAGACGGACATCGCATACCACGTGAAGTTTGGGCACCTGCGAGATGCCGACAAGTCCCTCACTGAATGGAAAGGACTGACCGATGAAGAGTGACAGCATCTGCACGGTAGCTAAGAACATTTGGGCCGAGGCCCAAGAGGGTGCGCGCGTCCGCTGCGTCCCTTTTGCGGCACGCCCGATCTGGCGCGGGCTTCCCATTGAAAATGTAGCTTCGATAGAAGATTTCCGCATGGCCATGAAGTTCAACAGCACGATAGCCGAGGCTTTCAAGGTGCAGAACGAGGTGGGTTGCTTTGTCCCTATGGAAGAATGGGATGCTTGGACTGCGTTCAAGTTGGCGTTCAATTTGGACGATACCGATTACAGGTATTTAGTGAGCAGGAGGGATTGACCGATGGAAAAGATTTATGAAACCGCATGGTATTGCTTTGTAGGCTTTCTGGTTTTGGTCACATCATTTAGTGTTATTTGTTTTAGTGCGGTTATAGCCAAAGCCACATGGACATTCATGTTCGCAGCGGGGTGCGTGAAATGACCCTCCCCGAGATCGCAACCGCCATCTGCCGGGCTTTGGGGAGTGAGGGGTGATGGCCAACTATTTCTACTTAGTCGGAAGCGCGTGTTTCGCCATGATGACATGGCTTCGCTGGCAAATATCGCTTGCCGCATGGTGGCTCTGGATCAAGGTGACGCCAGAGGGCCCATTCAAATCCGACATCGTGGATGCAGTATGCGCGCTTAGGCGGCTTTATCCGAAAAAGGAACAACCCCAATGACCAATGACATTACACAAGCGGATGTGGACGCAGCCGTTGATTGGTACGCACCACGGCAAAGCGAATGGCAATCCCTATTGGCGGAATCCTTCGCCGCTCACCGCCAAGCCGCCATAGCTGCGTGCGCCGATCACTTTCGGTTGGAAGGCGTGAAGATGGGGCTGAAGGCTGCGGCGAAGGCTGCTGACGAAAGCATTGATGCGCTATCTGACGATTGCTGCCTTGACCATGTGGGCGATGCTGTTGCCGCCATCCGCAATCTCGATGCAGAGGCTATTGTAAAGGAGCACATGAAATGACTGATACCAACAAAAGTCTGTCCGTGCCTATCGGCAAGACCTTTACAAACTACACCATCAGCTTGGGAAACTATCCCGAGTGGTCAATATCGTTCAAACCAAACGGCACCATTGAGATGTCCGACAGTTTAAGGGGTCAGCCGGAAGAAGCAGCGCGCAAGTTTCTTGAACATCTCCAGAACCAATTTGCTCACATGATTAAAGCCGCCGAGCTCGATGAACGGGATAGGATTGTAAATTGGCTGCTGGATGAAAAGAAGGGAAATGGAAATTGGTTAGATGGTGGGCGGTATTTAGCAGAATGCATTGCTGATGGGGAGCATCACGAATGAACATGAACGATTATCAAACACAGGCCATGGGCACTGCGATATATCCGCGCAATGAAAAGACGGCCCTGACATACACGGCATTGGGCCTTGCCAGCGAGGCAGGGGAATATGCCGGTAAACTAAAAAAGCTATATCGTGATGCCACTTTTGACCGGAACGATGCCGCAGCGGAACTTGGGGATTGCCTCTGGTATATCGCCGCCGCCGCAGATGCTCTCGGCATTACTTTGTCGGATCTAGCGCAATCCAACCTCGACAAGCTGGCTGACCGCAAATCGCGTGATAAACTCAAAGGTTCTGGCGACCATAGATAGGATGTGTAAAATGGATGATGACATTGAAATCCTAAAGGCCATTCTTGAAGAATGGGAAGGGGGAGAGATTGACCCCGAAACGTATTTTTTTCAAAATGCCCTAGCAATGTATCGCTTGAAGGTTCGCGGCATAGAATGGCCACCAGAATAATGAGTATTATTCCAAATATCATTCATTTTATCTGGTTTACGGGGCCAATGTCTCGGGACTTTGGCTTTATTAATTATCTGGCAGTCAGGGCCGCGCATGATGTGCAAAACCCAGACGCCATTTATATGCACACCAATGCAGAGCCTGTAGGCAACCCTCATTGGGACGCCATTCGTCCTTACGTTACAATGGTGCAAACGGAACCGCCTGCCGTTTCAGAATACCCGCAGTATCAGGCAGACATCGTGCGGTTGGATGTGCTTTACGATCAGGGGGGTATATACCTTGATACGGATATGCTTTTGATAAAGCCCTTATCCTTCCAGAGAACCACGATGGGGGTGGAAAGCTACGATGAAGATGGCTCACCTAAATCCCTAAATGCGGGGCTGATCGTGGCCAAGCCCGGATGCCCATTCCTTGGCCGGTGGAAGCGGGAAATGCTGGAAGTAATCGGCACTGGGGAATGGTCGTCGCATTGCGTTACGCTGGCGGCGGAAATATACAAACAGAATCCAACCTTAATTGATCTGCGGTCAGCCGAGGAATTTCTGCCATTCGATTTTAACGATGAATGGATTTATGGGGATATATCGGGGGAATGTCGGCTGATTAATTCCTATTCCGTCCATATGTATGACACCTATTGGGAAGGCGTTGAATGGGCGGAATTGCGGAAAGTAAACAATGATTATCTGCGGAACGAACGCAACCTATTCACGCATTTATTTGGGAAATACGCGATGACCAAAAAGCTGAAAATCTGCGTTTACGCTATTAGCAAAAATGAAGAAATGTTTGTTGAGCGGTTTTGCGAAGCCGCCAGCGATGCTGATATGATTGTTATTGCAGACACTGGAAGCACTGACAACACAGTGGCCTTAGCTAAAGATCATGGGGCGATTGTACATGATATTATCATCACTCCTTGGCGTTTTGATGATGCGCGTAATGCTGCAATAGCACTTTTGCCCCGTGATATTGACGTGTGTGTTAGTCTTGATTTGGATGAGGTGTTGCAGCCGGGTTGGCGAGAAGAAATTGAGCGCGTTTGGGTGGATGGCACTACGCGACTTAGGTATGGGTTCGACTGGGGCGCAGGCATCAAATTCCAGTACGAGAAGATTCACGCTCGGCATGGTTACAGATGGCTGCATCCCTGCCATGAATACCCGGTGCCCTATGGCATAACCGAACAATACGCTAACACCGATATGCTATTGGTAATCCACAAGCCAGACCCTACCAAGAGCCGTGGCCAATATCTGCCATTGCTGGAAATGTCAGTTAGAGAAGATCCTCATGATCCGCGAAATGCCTTTTACTATGCCCGCGAATTGTCGTTTAACGCCCATTGGCAACAGTCTATTGATGAGTGTAACCGATACCTCAATCTGCCCGGTGCTGATTGGGCAAACGAGCGTTGTTACGCCTATCGGGTAATGTCCCGATGCTATGCTGAATTGGGGGATTGGGAAGGGGCCATGAAGGCTGCGCGCATGGGCGTGATTGAAGCCCCTTATACGCGGGAGCCGTGGTGCGAAATTGCCAAGCTGGCTTATCAACGCCATCAATGGGCGGAATGCTATGGCGCAGCTATGTCGGCACTCGCTATAGAACAGCGGGAATTTCTCTATACGGTAGACCCCGAGGTGTGGGGATCAATGCCGCATGATTATGCCAGCATTGCCGCATGGAATTTGGGCATGAAAGAGGAGGCTATAAAGCAAGTTACGCTTGCCCTACAGCATAGTCCAAATGATGCGCGGTTGATTGCCAACCTTGCCCATTATCAAGCGGAATGACTACATGGGCTGTCGTGTTATGCGGCAGCCCAAGGCAACGGGGGTGTTACTACAGGCGGCGCGGAAATAGCAGCAAGCTGCGTGTCCACATTCCCCTCGCACTGCGCCACACCGTCGGGGCCGAGGGCTTCTTGCACCCATCCGGTCACTTGATCCTGCGTCAATTCTGCGTACGGGATGTAAGGCTCTGCGGGATCAAGAGTGACTTGAGTGTTACCGCTGGTGCTGCAAGTATTTACCCCGTCCGCCCCAGACAGCACCCAATAGACCGCAAACACGACATCGGTGTAGCTATCCTGCGTGGGGTAGCAGTCCATCCGGGTGACTGTCCAAGTGTAAGTGTTTGCCATTATCTGTCCTTAGAACATCAGGAGCATTGCGCCAGTGGATGGCTTTTGTTTGAAAGAAAACGACACGCACCCCAATGCAACGCTTGAACTGAAAGTGGCTGTTCTGGCTGTTGTGGTTCCAGCCGTAACCTTATCCTCATCTACGACCAATAGACCATTGTTTGTAGATATGAACGCAGACTGGTTAATTCGTGATGTGGTACTGCCGGGTGCAGTGATGGTGTTGTTAACAGTGGCGGAGCAGCCAAAAACAGAAATTACTAAGTCGTCTGCCGCTGTGGTAGTCTGCGTATTGGTAGAGACTGTGGTGGCGGTTGTACCAGCATAAGCAGCAGAGGTATCGGCGGATAATACCCCGCGATAGCACAACATTACCACCGTCGAGGTGGTGGAACCCCCGGCAAGAGTTACGGATGATTCGCTTGCGCCCGCAAATTTGTAAAAAGCGTAAGCGTTGTTGCCACCCGAGATCGCTGTCCAGCCAGTGGGGGTAGAACTAAGAGCACTGAAACTGGACAGACAGATGACCAAAAGATCGCCCGCAGCGTATCCGGCAGGGACAGGAACTGTAGCACTAGCACCAGTCTGAATAGCGCCCGCTGCAATGTATGACCAGTTCTGCGCCATCTTACTGCTGCGCCACCGCTACAACGTCCCAGAAGCTATCCTGAGAGTTGTAGATGCACCCGACATATAGAACCTTAGAGATAACCGTTGTCGTGGGAAGCGTTACGCCCACAGCGCGATAAGCGCCCGAGGTGGTCGTCCAAGTCAACGCTTGTGCCGTGCCGTTGTCCTTGAAGCGGAGCATGAGCTTCTGCCCGTCTACGGGGGTGCCGCTTGGGGCCGCGATAGTGGCAGTGGCAGCAAGGGCCGTCACGGTGTATTGGTTAGTCGTACCCGCAGTCGGCGTGATAGTGCTGCCCGAGGTGGTAGATGCACTAAGACCCTGCACTGAGCCGTTGATGGTGACGACACCGGGGGCCGCAGTGGAGCCAACCGTAATGACCGTCGTGGAGCCGCTTAGGCCGCCCGTGCCGATGTTGACGGTTTTGGTGGAGCCGGAGGTGGTTGCGCCCGCTTGGATGTTGGTGATTTGAGTGGCTGTGGACTGCCCAAGGGTGATCGTGCCGGTACCAGATGTGCCCCCAATGGTTATTAACGCTGTAGTTTGATTTGCGACGTTAAATGCCGAAGCCCCTCCAAGTAGATTAAGAGAACCCACTACTGCGGCGGTACCACCTACAGAAATGCTTCCTGCACAGCTAATACTATCAGCACCTAATGCATAAGTAGTAGTGCCAGACACGCCAGCATTGCGAACAGGTGCCGCAAAATACGTCCCATAAAGGTTTGTGACCGTAATAGCATTTGTTGCCGCATAAGTTTGGGCGGCAAATAGGTTCATGTATGCTGTCGCCACCGTGCCCGATGCTGCGGTGGTGTTGTCGGTGAATGTTGCCGCAGATTGGATCAGTCCAACCCCGCTAGTGCTCCACGCAGCAACCGTAGCGCCGATGGGGGCGAAAGTAACGCGACCATTTATTGTGGTAGTCTGGGTAACACCGCTTGTCGCAGAACCGATTGCTATTGTACCAATCGAACCAGATGCACCAGCCGTTCCAATGTTGATGGTGCTGGTGTTACCAGAAGACGTTGCGCCTGACTGGATACTAATGGTCTGAGAAGCGGTAGATCGACCAATTAAAATGCTGCCTGTTGAAGCCGTACCGCCTATATTTATTGTCCCGACGCCGGTTGTTGAGAGCGTAAACGTGTTTACTGCGAATGTAGCAACAAGACCTGATCCGCCCGTAATAGTAGACGCTCCGGTGACGGTTAGACCGCCAGAAGTTGTAGCCAACCCCGCAGAGGTCGTTACGCCGCCACTGGTAACAGTGACGTTACCACTAAAGGTAGCACCGCCACCCACATATATCCCAGCTTCAAACCCCGCAGTATATACGACGTTTGCCGTGACGTTAGCGCCTTGCACTGGGGCGTAGAAATAGTTTCCGTAGAGAGTTCCGGGGGTTGTTGCGCTTGAAGTATTGTATGTTTGCGCTTTATATACGTTTATCGCCGCGCTTTGAGGGCCCGTGTTTGTTGTGTCTGTGTAAGTGGTTGAGTTCTGCACCAGACCTATGCCATTAAGCCCCCAATAAGGCGCAGTAATGTTGGTTCCGCCAAAGGTCACTGTACCCGTGATCGTGGGAGACGCGGCAAGAGCCACAACCGTGCCAGAGCCAGTGGTCGAGTAGCTGGTGCCCCAAGCCGATCCTGTGCTATTGGCAATGCCTGCGATGGGGTATACCGTAGGGCCTTGTGATCCAGTAGGCCCCGTAGGCCCTGTCGGGCCTGCTACAGATGAAGCCGCACCTGTCGGGCCTGTCGGCCCCGTTGGGCCAGTGCTACCCGCCGCTCCCGTAGGCCCCGTAGGGCCTGTGGGGCCTAATTGCGTATACATTACCTGTTGAGCGGTGACGATTACGCCGGGAGTGATAGGAACTGTTGGCGAGGTTTGCGCTGCGATTGTTGAAATCGAAATGGTTGTATTGCTCACAGCCCATGCAATTTGAATGTAATCTCCAGCAGAAACCGTCAAGACATAATTAACGGCTGCAATTAAAGCACCGGCACCGCCATGAGATGTTCCCGGAACATTATAAACTGAATTACTGTCAGATACGTCTGTGCCGTTCTGTCTTATCCAAACATCAACATTATCACTATTAGCATCTGTATTGGCAAATTGTATAGAATACTGGATATTATATGTTCCAGCATACGCAAAAGTTATTCTATTGCCGGATGCAACGCTGACACCGCTGGCCTCAAATTGAGAGCCAATGTTTACAATATAAGACGATGTGGTACTTAATGCCGTCTGGTTTGTTGTGTCATAAAATGACCCATAATAACCAAGAGAACCGCCAGCGCCAGTGGAACCAGTAGGGCCAGTCGGGCCGGTGTTACCTGTAGAGCCTGTAGGCCCAGTCGGGCCGGTCGGGCCAGCCACATTTGATGCAGCACCCGTTGGGCCAGTCGGCCCTGTTGGGCCGACAATACCTTGAACGCCTGTCGGCCCAGTAGGCCCGGTGTTGCCCGTAGAACCTGTCGGGCCAGTGGGGCCTGTAGGCCCTACATTGCCTTGCAAACCAGTAGGCCCAGTGGGGCCGGTCAAGCCAGTGGCCCCCGTAGGCCCTGTAGGCCCAGCAACGGTAGATGCCGCGCCAGTAGGGCCAGTAGGCCCCGTGGGGCCTTGTGGGCCGCTTGCCCCGTTAAGGTTTACAGTCCAAGTGCTATAACTGCCCGAGCCAGAAACAGATGTGATATTAGCGACCAAAGCACCCGTGGCCGTGTTATAGGACACAACCGTGCCCACCATATACACAGTGCCGCTATAAGCGATCAGGATTGGCTGCGCGGGAGTATAGGATAAACCCGTGCCAATGGTGAGGGATTGCGTTCCTGTCGCAATAGTCAGCGGAGTTGTGCTAGTGGATGCGTAATAAGCACCAGAAGGCCCCGTGGGGCCAGTGGGGCCTGTAGGGCCAGTCGGGCCGGTATTGCCAGTATTGCCGGTAGGGCCAGTAGGCCCCGTTGGGCCTGTAGGGCCGACAATCCCCTGAATCCCCGTTGGGCCAGTCGGGCCTGTAGGGCCTTGGATTCCTGTAGGCCCAGTTGGCCCGGTCGGGCCGGTATTACCTTGAATACCTGTCGGCCCCGTAGGGCCTGTAGGGCCGGTGTTACCAATAGCACCCGTTGGCCCTGTAGGCCCAGTTGGGCCGGTATTGCCAATGGAACCAGTCGGGCCTGTAGGCCCAGCAACGGTAGATGCCGCGCCAGTAGGCCCCGTTGGCCCAGTAGGCCCACCCGCAGGCCCAGCCGGGCCAGTGGGGCCTTGCGGCCCAATAACCGCTGCAAATGCCATCTCTGGCGGGGGCTGATTAGCCGACCATGAAACAGTGGGAATTGCCGCTGGGCCACGCCAGTAAAGGGTAAAGCTGCTCATGCTGCGGGTGTCACACTCTCAACAACATTGATGATCTGAGGGCTTGTGACGGACAAAACCGTAGAGCCAGACAAAATAAGGGCGTCGGTAATATAAGACCCCGGCGTCAATCCCGCGCTCACAGTAGAACTAATCACACCCTGCCAATACGCGGGGTCGCTTCCAGAAATGGGGTGGTATGTTACCACAAATGTAGCAGTCGGCGCAACGGTAACTGGCGGCGGCTGTAAATTATAAGTCACTTTAAGCGACATTGTGACCGTCAAAGTTGCGGGATCATAATCGCCGGGATCAGCAATGACCAGATTAATGACGATGTCCTCGCCACGGGGATAAGAAAAAGGAACGGCCATTGTATATTTCCTAATTATGGCTTGCCGTTAAAACGATCAGCGATGCCCCGCGCAAACTCACGGCATTTCAGACCATATTGATAATCTGTTTCCCAACCATCAAGCTGCTCTTGCGTGAATGCCACGGTGGCGGGGGGGGCGCTTGTTCCAGAAATGGAGGCAGGGTTATCCTTGGAAGGGGAGATGGTGCCGCCGGTTGAACCTTTAGCGTTGACGCGCAACCGGCCATCAAAATAGGTAGCAAGCTGATTACGGCCATCCGCAAGACCATCCTCATAGTCATGGTTGGTAACTCCTGAAAATTGAGCCAGATTGGATTCCAGCTTGGCCGTCCGAGCATCGGCAAGCGCCTTTGCATCAGTTTGGGCTTTAATATAAGCGGCGCGATCCGCCATGCGCCCGCTTATTGCATCCATCTTCCCATGCCAAAGCCACGCACAAGCCAGCAGGAGGCCCGCACAAGCGCATTGCCACGGGTATCGGATCACAAGCCCCATCAGCGCAGACCATGCGCTCCTGAGCCATCCTAGCGCCCGCATGAGAAACAGCGGATTCATTAGATGTGAACCGAACTAAACACCGCAATTGCACCAACCGCGAAGCCAAAGCCAAACGCAATAATGGCAGCGCGGGTAACAATCCGATGAATGTCTGCCACGATTGCCGATGTCATGGCTTCAACTTTGAGAGCGTCCGCCCGAGCAGTGCCAAGAAAATTATTGAATGTGGTTTTGATGCGGGCTTCAATCAGGGCAATAGACATGGTTCTTTCCTTTGTTTAGGCATTGTCGTCGCCGTCTGATCCGGTGATGGGATGGCTGCCGGTGGGTTTTAATACAACAATGCCATCGCGTGCCACGACTTGGCTAATCCAATTCGGAAATGGCACAAGGTGGATGCCGGTGCCCGCGCCGCGATGGCAGGCCGCGCAGATCACCACGAGGTTGCGAATGTCGTCAGGGCCGGTCGCGGGCTTGTCGCCAAGCTGTGCTGCATAACCATAGATGTCGAACTGGTGGAACTTCTGGAGCACCTTGTCCGGGTCGGCATTGTCCCACTCGGCCCACTCAATCACCATGTGGTGGACTTCGCGCTTGTCCCTGCCTCCGCAGCAAAAGCAGGGCGTGTCCAGTTTCGTCACTAGCGTGCGCTTGTTTGCCGCAAATTCGGAGCTTTCCGTGCGCGCGACATGTTCGGGGTATTCCACGTCAATACGCAAGGTTTCCATCTGTTCATGGGCGGCGGTGTCAGCCATTTTTAGGTGCCTCCGGTGTCAATTTAGCGCCCAAGCCACCCCCAGCCAGAATGCCAGCCCAAGCCATCGCAAACGATTGGTATATTTCCGGCGTCAATGTGCTGCGCCAAGTCTGTGATGCAAAGCCAGCCGCCACAATCAGCAATCCCGTGGCAATACCCACGCGCTGCATGGAGAATGTTTTATTGTCACTCTCGGTCAAAAGATCATTAATAAACTTCATGGGGCTTCTCGCGTTGCGCGACTATTTCGCCACGGAACCATGCCTTGCCATCAATTACTTGGCAAATCTCTGGCTGCAAAAGTCTATTATCACGAAAAGTCAAAACAACAAAGCCCGAGCAAGCCTGAGACGGACGATTGCCTTGATATTCAAATTGCGGCCCATCAAGATCCGCGATGGTTCCAGTTTGGATGCCATAACGACGCCCGCGCAAATCACTATAAGGCTTGCACTCAAGGGAATGGGTGTGTCCCGTAACTGTCGTCACACCGCTTTTCATCGCGTTGTTATAGCCAGCATGTATGCCATTGGCGTAGTTATGAAACACCATTACAGGATCAAGGCTGGTGCGGTTAAGCCAAAAAGAATGGCATATATCCCATCCGGGAAAATGATCGGTCAGACGAACGCCATTTAGCCCCGCCAATTCCGGTGCCTTAGTCGCAATGTTACGTTCAAATCTTGTGTCATGATTACCAAGCGCCCACCATCGCTCACAGCCCTTGGGCAATGCTTGTTCAATTTCTCCCACGCGCTCTTGGCAGGCATGTAGTTCGTCAATGGGCGAGGGCGTTTGGTTCCATCCCATAGGCAGATGACGAGAAATAGAACCGCCATCAAATACATCGCCATTCAGAATTTTCACTCTTGGTTTAACTATCTTAATAACCTTGAGTAATGCCCTATGAGCCACGGGCACCATATCGGGCCAATAGTGATGATCAGATGAGACAATGACAGAACCAGAAAATAGATCAAATTCACGATTGGCTGGAAATGTCCAACCGACATTGCGATAATCAATTGGGACATTTTCCATATTGCCATCCAATGGTTCGGAAAACAACTCATATCCCTTTTGCATCATTCGCAAACGGCGGCGCTGAATAGTGCGTCTGTTGATATTGTGAGTTTTTGCAAACAAATCAGCGGAACCCAATCTATTCCATTCCGCAACAAATTCTTTATCAGATATTTTTGTTACGGTCATTTTCCACCCATGATCTGTTGAAGAATAGGTATGACGTCAGCCACCGTCTGCGGTTTAATGCTACGCAAATAGCTAGGCTTACGCACACCCCACACCGGCACGCGAAAATCATCGGGCCATGTGCCATCAAAAAACAATGCGGCCTCGCGCTTGCGCCGCGCTGCCAATAAACCGCCTTGCAGATAGTTGTTTTCCAAATCGTGCCGCGCAGTGGTGGGCTTGCTGGCCTGAAAATCCTTCACCCATTGAGCGGTGAGAATGGCCCCAGTGTTCCAGTGGAATGACAAGGCAGCGGCAAGCTGTTCCTCGGTCAGATCATGGCCAGCAAAAGCCTTTAATACAGCGGGCATAAACCGCGTTTCAATCCATGCCACGGATGCCCGCAGCGCCGCATCTACTGTAGTCGGCCTGTCCTTGTATTGCAAAATATTGGCCCCGGACGTGGCCGCGATGCCCATGCCGTAAGTCCAATTTTTCGGATCAAGATACGCCTCTAGTGTTAAGCCTTCTTCCGTGCCAAGTAGGGCGACTATTTTAGGCGTTAGCTTCACAATCGCTCTCCCTAATGGGATTTGCCCATAAAATAACTTATCAGACCACTTACAGCGGATACCAGAGAGACAATTAAAGCGGTGACGGAAACGCCTACAGACCAGCCATGTTTTTTGGCTTCTTCTTTTGCGTCATTTTTACCATCCTGCACTTTTAGATGAGTGAGATCGGTATGGATGCCTTTGATTAATTCTTTAACCTCTACAAATCCCTCATGGACTGATTTCTCTATCCTATCCATACGGTCATTCAAGCTAACCTCCATACGCTCGGCAGTTGTTTGGGCTGCCTCGGCCATGGCTTGGGCTTTCCCTATTTCAATGCCGAGATCGGCGTGGGTGGGGGTTATGCTCATCGTCTCACCGCTTAGTAGTAATATGAAACGAGCAGAGTGGAACCAGCGGCATTGGTGGAGATAAACTTGATTGCAGACAGATCGCCGTTAAAGCCTTCTGGCTCAATCCCCGCGACCAATACCATGCCGCCACCAACACTAGCCGTAGGAGCCACACCGTCATCGCGCCAGTTTACGCTATTGGTCAAAGCCTGCACCAGAGCGTATTTGGGAACGCCGTTAACGCCCGTAGGAAGCGTAAGGCCCACCGCCGCAGAATTGGTCAGTGCAATGCTCTGGAAGGACGAGGGATAAGGCTGATACTGACCGGGGAAAAGTGGAGTGGACATGATCGTTTCCTATTTAGTTTGCGGGGGCCACGGGCCATTTGATTTTGACGGGGAAGCCCTTTTGCGCGGGGACATCTCGCAGGGCTTGGCGATATGTTTTCCAATCATCGGATAGTGCATTGCCGGATTCTGTGGCAATCGTTACCCGCCAGTCAGTCTTTTGGAGCATATTGTCACGTTGTGCCCGAGCAGTTCCAGACAAATCATCCATAGATGGTGGTGCGGGGTCGATCAAAATTGGATTGCCGTCTGCATCGGGCGCAATGGCTTTCCCCAAAGATGACCCCATTAGAAGTTCTGCGTGTTGATCTTCTGTAATTTCAACCGCGTCTTCTGGAACATAGTCATAATTGATGGCGTCCGAGTAAAATCCCCCGGTGGTTTTAGAGTATTTCATGTCGTTTCCCTATTTGGATTCGGAGTTGCCATTCTCACCAGCCTATTGCCACCCAGTCAAAACCATAGAAACTGCCGATGTCACTATCATCGTTGATTACAGTCATATTAACGGATGAGGTGGTCGAACCCGTATTGGTACGAGATATGTGTTTAGAAACATACGTCGTTCCAGAGGGTGTATAAGGAACAACAGACATTGCCAAAACCGAATGAGGGAAGGTCACTGGGAATGTAATTGGTATAACATAACCATTACCGGGGGTCACAGAACGATTTTGCCCCCATTGAACAATGAGGCCATTGGGAAATGTATAATATCCCGGATAGGCAAGAGAATATGAGCCAAAGCCCAAAGACGTAAGCAAGGACGATATAGGTATGTCTGATGGGGTTGCAGTGCCGGTTGTGATGTTCCCCTTGAAAGTGCTTGCTGGCATTTGGGCCAAACTACTGTTTGGTATGGAGTTAAGCACTAAAGCGGCTGGGTTACTCATCAATTCAAAATTGGTTCCATCCCATACCACTTCAAATATGGCAGATGCCGCTAATTGGTTATTTTGCAGGGCAGATCCATTAACCAACACATTTTTAGCACCAAGCCCATTCACATTCAGCGTGTATGCGCCGGTATTGGCCGTGCCGATCTTTAGCACCCGGATCGGAGAATAAAGGATGCTAGACAAGGACGTGATAGCGGGCGACAAAGTGACCACACCCGCATTGGTCGAGCCAGAATCCACCGCAGAGTTACCAAACTGCGACTGAATATCGTTGGTGCCGACCAAGTTATTCAACAAGCCAGCCGTGATAAAGTTTGAGAAACTTGCACCAACCGCCCAGCTTTGCGGCGTCGTCCCTTCCTGCCCGCGCACAACAGTCATGGTATCGCCGGTTCGAGCAGTCACCCGCACAATCTCATTGGGCAGGCCAGTGCTGCTGCCAGCCGCAAACAGGGTGGCGGTGAAATACTGTCCGCCCGTAAGCGTGGGGAATAGAACGCCTGTGCCCGTTGCCACGGTAATCGTGGTGGCGGTGGTGTTGATGGCCGAGCCAAGGGTAGTATTGGCGTTATTGGTAAACTGATAAAGGCTCATACTAACGTCACCGTCCATGTCTGTTGGAAGGGCAATTCTATAACACCAGTTTGAACAGCCGCCTGAAATATCTGCGATTGCGTGGTGTTTGCCAGCTTAATTGTCCATTTTTGAAAACCAGTTGGCTTTACCGACACATTATATTGCGTGTCGTTTACTACATCCTTGCCATTTATCCCATTTAGAAAGCGGTTGATCCTGCGCTTTAGCCAAGTGGGAGTGAATGTTTTACCATCGCCTTTGTAAAATGCCCATGTAATAACACGGCGAAACGCATCATCCGAAGTGGCGGTATATGTGCTTGCCACACCCGCCCTATATCCATTCAATGGCATTTGATTGGGAGTAAACGAGTTAACGTCACCAATGTTGGGCGAACCATTGCTGGTAGGCAGCCCCGGTCGGCTAATGCCATAAATGCCCGCAGCCACCCAATCCAGAAGAACGCCGGAAATAGGAGCCTGCGTGTAGATCGGCAGATTAAGCGCATTGAACCAATTCACATAGGCTTGAGCATATTGATTGTATGCCGTGAAAAACGCCTGCAAATTGTCATCATTTTGATACTGGATATAAAGATAAGCCGGTATCGTGTTCTGGATGCTGGTAGGCCCTGTTGCTGGCCAACTGGTGTCTACGCCCGCGACCACATTACACCTGCGTAATCGTAAGATTGGTGGATGTCAGGGTGAAATAACTCTCGGGATCGCCATAGATAAGAGACGTTCCCGGCGAGGGTGATGTTGCCACCCCATTGATGCTAACCGTCCAGCTAAAGGCGCTAATCAAAGCGGGGTTATTATTGAACAGCGGGAGAACCGCCTCGGTAAAGTCCAACTGCAAATCCAGAAGGTTTAGCGGCGACCCTACAGGAATGGTGTTTACGCTGTTTACAATGGCCACAGAACCCAACTGCGCCACCGCCGCCGCCGAGACATAGTTGGGGCTAACGGAACTCCAATTAAGCTGGATGATGAGTGTTTGAGCGGGCGGGTTCACAAACGGAACGGTATATGTGTCCGGGTAGCTATTGATGTTGACCACGACGTTTCTGGTGTTAGGCGTAACCACACCGCCCGAATTATACGTCCCGTTGCTTGTGGTGTTGACGCCAAAGCTGAATGTTTTATTGCTTAGAACCGTGACCGTGTAGGGGCCACCGTTGACGCCAAACATACCTAGCACGCCTTGAATGTAGACGTTATTTTGTCCAGTCGTGAGGCCATGATTAAGATTGGTGGTCACAACGCCGGGGTTGGCATTGGTAACGCCTGTTACCGCAATGGTAGAACCCGAAAGCGTGGAAATATCCAAGCCAGAATTGTAGATGGCGTTGGCCACGTTATAGGGATCGCCACCGCCGCAGATAACTTCCCATCCGCCCGCGTTGATCTGTTTAATGGCAATCAGGCGAGGCTGAACCCCCGGCACATTGCCGAGCAGAGACTTGCACATACTAGCCGTGCCCTGCCCCGACACCAGACCGGCCTGCAATACCTGTGCAGCGTATTGTTCTTGCGTCTGTGCGCCCGCGCTAGGCGTCCCCACCTGCGGATTGGTTACAGTCAAAGCGATGCTCGTGGGCACGCTGGAAATGATTGTATTGACGGTATTTGCAGGAACCGCCCAGCTACCGCTTAATGTGGCAACGCAAAACAGAGGAATGGACACGCCAGACGTTTGAATAACGCCGCCATCCTGCACCTGATACTGATAGGTGCCATCGCTCACCAGAAAGCCGGGCGGGATTTGAAAGCCAACCGTGCCAGAGAAAACCACATACACAGAGGTATTGGCCGTCACCCCCTGCGGCACTCCGTAGATGTTGCCTAGTTCCGTCAACAGGTATGGATTGGCCCCGAATGGCGTAAGGGAATTGATCGTTTCAACCGCAGCGGAATCGCACAGCGCAATGGCATATGTGGCGGTGCTGGCCAAATCCTCGATCAGCCCACCCGGCAGCACAGTATAGCCCGGATTATTCGCGGCGACCAACTGGATAAGGTTTGACCAAATCTGCACAGGAGGCGTCGGCTGCGCGCCTGCCGATGTAACCGTAAGATCAACGCTGATCGGAGTAGTTGTTGTCATCAGATTGGCACCGGAGAGACTAGAATAGCGCCGGGATTGGCCGTTGCGTTAATGTTGTAAGTCGGATCGTATGTGTTCTGCTTGGCAATAAGCAGGGCCATGAAATACTGTGCAAAGTTTTGCTGTGTCAATGTAACATAGTAATCAGGGAAAACCTGCGTTACCACACTCTGCTGCGCGGGGATACCGTAATTGCCAAAGAAGGGCGATTCATTCAGCCCAAGCTGTAGAACTTGTGCCAGCGTGGTTAGCCATACCGCATCATTGTAGCCATTGGCGTCAGTATCTACTTCCACCCAAACGTAATCATCCGGGTTTACGGGGCCACCCACGGGGCTAATGCCAATAGTGAAGTTACCTATGGCGCTGTTATACGCACCATTGTAAACTCGGCCCCAAGTTCTCATTATACCGTCCCGTTAATGAAGCCGAACAATGGGCGCATTTTGGCCGATTTCCGCTTAAAAGTAAAGCCCCCGCCGGGTTGCAGTTCCATGTGTTTTATAGTGTGCAGAATGGCGCAACGCTGGGAATGTTAATAACCACATCCGGAAAGTTGGCAGCCGCTTGCTCCACAGCGGCAGTCATGGCAGCCACCTCACCAATAATGGCGGCTTGCTGTTCAATGTATTTAGCATAGGGAGCGTATTGGGCTTCGAGATATGTTATCATACCAGCCACCCAAGTTATCATGGTAGGCAAAGTGACTGGAGGCACCAAAAGAGCCTCAATCAAAGTCAGTTGCTCCAACTGCCCGGCAATGGTGGAGTTGATCAACCCAACCGTGCCATAAGCCTCATTGATAATGGCTTGCAACTCTTCTGGTGTAGATGCAGCCGTTATAGACCCAATGATGGAGTTAAACCATTGAGTATTGATTGTGGGAAAACAAGCAGTCATTAGAAAATCCCCGTTACAATGCCATTGCTTACTGTTACCGTTTGGCCCGTGGGAGTGGTAAAGGAACCAGACACCCCATTGCCCGCACTGATATTGCCTTGCACCGCGAGATTTCCATTGTCTCCCGCAATAAATACTCCAGAAGGCGCGACTTGCAGATTGCAGTTGCCCGTTGGCTCTAGCAGCGTGACGGCAGCCTGATTGATGAACTCTTCTTTAGTGCTGCCCAGCCAGAAGAATGTCATGGCCGAGAGATTGCCCACCGTGTCTTGCAGATTGGGAACGCCATTGCCAAGGCCGGTCAATCCGCCTGTGCGAAGATCAGCGGAAAGCGCCACGCCAATATCGCCCACTTGGATGGGATATTGAATATAGGGAGGCTTGCCCACAGGCATGGTGACTTGCGGCAGAGGGGCCGGAGTGGTGGCCACCTCAAAATTGACCGTCACAATGCCGGGGCTGATTATCTTAACTACCGTGCATGGCAATCCCTTGCCAAGCATTTGAACGGCATCCTGCGCTTTGATCTTTCCAAATTGCTGCAAAGATTGAGCAAAAGGGGTCTTTTGGGCATTACTCATTGCATTTACTCATTTCCATATGAAACGGAAATCTGATCGGGATTTGCGGTATTTGAAACGGCTTGGAATGTGCTTACCCAACTTTGAGCGCCCGGCAATCGTGAATTTCCAACGTGCCGAACAGCTTTGATCTGCCACTTCCCTTGGAATGTAGTGGCGGATCTCAAATTGCTATAACTGGTGACATTAGTTATGGCTGTTAAACCTGCAACTTCGGGAAACTGCACAATGTCGCCCACGGATATATCCGCTCGCATGATCGTTGTAAATTGAACAACGCTAGGCCCCAACCATGTGATCTGGCCAATCATATCTTGCGATTTTATTTTTTTGGCGGGAATGCCTGTTTTTTGAGTGCCGTCAAAAACAATAATCTGATTGTTTTTGGGCACCATGTAAACGCCCTGATAATTGCCACCAATAATATCTTGGCTAATGCCGTTTATGAAATCCGAAAATTGCGTTAAAGTTTGATAGGTAAAAGGCTCATCTTGTGACAAAACAAGATCGGGGTTTATTCTTATCTCTGGCGCAAGGAATGTGGGAAATGCAATCCGAAGGACTGAATCAATAGCATTTGACAGCGGCTGACCTTTGGGCAGGTTGAACGAGATGTTTGCCGGATCGGATTGCGTCCCGCCTGCCGCAATGATGATAAAATCAAGCGTTTGATTGGTGCCCTGCCAATTTCCGAAAGCTTGAAATATCTGGCCAGTGACCGCCAACCCCTGCTGCCCATCAGTCACAGATGCAGAAGCCAATGGCAGCCCATTTTGCATCCCAATGAATATCTGTATGGGAGCGCCATTAAAGTCCTTGGCCTGAAACAGTTGTTGTTTGGGTGGCCCCCATATTTTGATATAACTGTTGCTGGCTGGTTCATTGGCTGCGGTTTGCCAAATATCTAGCTCAACAGTCTGCGCGCCCAGAACGGCTTTATCATCAAGACGATTAGTCCAAGTGAAACCGTTTGTGCTGCCCGATGCGGTTGGGCCAACAACGATCTTGTAATATCTACTCATGGGCTGACTTCAAAATTGTTTGTGCTAACCCGATAAACCAAAGTGGACGATGACATGTAACCCGCTGCCAAATTGATTGAGTAATCATTCGGGGAACCCGTCAATGGTTTTTGAAAGAGCAATACTCCTTGCAGAGTGTAAACATTCACAATCCACCTTTGACCGAACAAGCTCCAAACAACAATAACACTATATTGCTGCCCATCAAGCGTGGGGGAAAACGTAAAGTTTTGATTAATTTGAGGAGTGAATTGATACAGCGTAGTCATGGTCAAAAGCCCGCTGGCAGAATTGGACTAATTCCGCTAATGCTAGAAAAACTAGATGAACTGTTGGGTGAAGCTATGTTTGAACCCAACGCGCCAGAAGCCGAAGGCACAAAGTTTTGCACAATGTTTGCCGATGGATTGTCATAGCATGTCACAATAGCGTTTGATCCGGGCGGGTCTCCAGCATTGCGAGTTTGATCCGTCATCTTGGTCGTCGCCGTATTGGCCGATGCCGCTGCCGCCGCCTCGGTTATCAACGGCTGCATAAAATTCCAAATCCATCGCACTTGTGGCTGAGTGCCAAAATCATCATCGGATGCGTCAATCAAACTGGTGAGCAGGCATCCTTGATAAACAAAAGCGGGGGTGATGACATCATACCATCCGCCCTTGGCAGTGTGGATATCCAAAGCCGCTTTCAATGCTCCAATCAAAGGCCCCTTATTTAGCACTGTGATGGATTCATTGGCGGGCACAAGCATTTCAAGGGAAATACGCAATGGATTTGTAATGACTGCATTGGCCGCAGTTGTCTGATTGGCCACGGGATAAGTGGCCACTTCATTCTCCATCAACGTGCAACCGGGAAGAGGCTTAAACGTGGCAAATGTAGGCATACCATATTGAGAGGTGGCCGCTCCCGTCACCCCATTGGGGTAGTTTTTAGGCATCAAAAGATTGACAATAGGAAGCGTACCCGTGCCAGCATAACCCCCGCGCAAAATGATGGGCGTGGTTTGGAATGTGTATTGATAACTGCTAAGGCTCATTGGATGCCGCCTGACGATTGCTATAGGGCTTTTGTGGATGCATTTATATCACTGCCGGGGGCCTGATACATTTTAACCGTTATCTGATTAGCATAGCCCGCCCGCTTCCTAGATTCAGCATCTACGACAGATTTGTCTAAACTAGGAACCTCGTATTCACTATTGACAATAGCAGCGGCGACACCAGCGCCTCCGGTTTGTCCAGCGAGTTCTTGCAATTTTTTCCCAACAGCTTTTTTCTTATGTGTGAGTTCATACATATGGAACCACACCTGCTCACCAATAGCCTGACCATAATCTTTTGTATCTTGCATATGATGGCCGGTTAATTGGAAAAATTCATTTTGGCGAGCGGTATCAAATTGCCATAGGCCAAAATGCCGCCCCTTGTCGGGTGTCGCAAATGGATAAAATGTGCTTTCCGCCATGACATTGCCAAGATCGCCTTTAACGGCTTCTATGGGATAACCTTTCATCCCACCCACGCCCTTAAGCAGCATACTTCCAATAATGTCTTTGGTATCTTTTTGCGATTGCGTTCCGCCCGCGTGCATACCTTCCACGTGCATACCAATGGCAGCTAGATTGGGATGTTTTTTCCGAAAATCATAATCCTTAGGATCAGTAATTGTTTCATCTGTATAGCCGGGTATGTGAGAGGCTATGAAATCAATAATTCTGCCAATCTTGTCAATGAAACCAAAAAACTTCTCAAAGCCCTTTTGTACTGCCCCGCTTTCGATAGCCTTGGTGAATGATTGAACACCATCCGCAAGAGCCTCCAAAGTGGATTTGGTGAGAACTTTATCCAAAAGATCACCAAAAGCCATAGTTAAGCCAGAAAGGCTATCCATTAGCTTCGGATCGGCCAGTTTTGTTGAAATGATATCTTTCAACCTAAAACTAGCAGTATCCATTTCTGAAACAAACTTTTGCATATTTTTGCCAGTTTGATCAGTAATGCCTAGTTTTTTGGCAAATTCATTTGATTCTTTTACAGACTGTTGAAACTCTCCGCTTTTAACAGCCGTGCCAAGAGTGCGAAGTTCATCAGGATTACTTACAATGTCAGTTAAATGATATGCTTGTGCAAGATCAAGCCTACCTCCAAGCTGATTGAATTTTCTTCCAACAGCCTCTAAGACTTTATTGGCAAGCTGCGCCGGGTTTTGGTTTGATGGATTGATGCCCAAAATCCCAAAGGGGATTCCGCCCATAGTGGGATCGCTTTTTAGATTAGCAATGTTTTCCAATACGGCATCAGCATTGACAAAGCGGTTTAGGGCGACACTAGCCCTTTGTCTCTCACCGACGCTAACGCCCAAGCCCATAGCCTGACGGCGCTCACCGCCAGCCCAATCGGCTAGTTTATCGAAACCCCAAAATCCGCCGACAACACCTCCAGCAGCGGCCATGGAAATTTTGGCTAGTTTGCCACCGGCCTCCAATGCAGCATCGCCGTATTTTTTCATCTGCTCTATGGCAGATTCACGGTCTTTTTTCTCTTGCTGACTGCGCTTTCCGCGATTTCTATCCATTTCATTTTGCAAACTCAACAGCTTGCGAGTTTGGTCAAATTGATTGGATATTTCGCTAGTCAACAAGGCAGCCGCAATGGCAGCATCAGAAATGCCCTGATTTGTCCCTTTCCAAGCATCTTCCTGAGAGTTCAAAACGGCTTGATATTTGTAAAACGTATCAAGAAAGCGTTTGACCGCCGTATCATCAACTGGAATTGTCAGGATAGGGGGTGGCATTAATTTTCCTATCGTCGTTTAGCGGTTATAGTTGCTAGAGCGGTAAACCCGTCAATTAGATGCCGTTGCCTAAACAACTCTGCACTATGGTATTTATCCCAAGGCTCTCCTTTGTCCTTGAAATAATCTTTCCACCCTTCCCCAGCCAGCCAACTTAGGACTTCATTGATTATGCTGGGGTGTTCTTGCCAGAACTTTCTTCCTGCGTCGATGTCTTCAAGGAATTCGCGTATTCCATACAATTCAAGTATGTGGTCTGCAATTCGTACATTGATGCCATACCCCGAACGATGTTTTCCCGATCCACTCTGGGAGGCATCAACGAGGCTACAATAAAAAAAGTTAGAAGATTCATCACTTCGGCTTTTTCGTCGGCTTCAATCATATTCTGGTCAAGGGCCGCTTGAAGCGGAACATTTGACCAGCCCTTGTCGGGCGATGGCACCACCACATTGCTTAGTCGTGTCATCTCGGCCAACAAGCCGGATTCCCCGCCAACTCCATCTGATCCATCCCACCAATTCACGCCGATACCTCGTGGCGTGGCTTTGGCTGTGTCTTTTAGGACAAGAGCCGCAACACTAGGGGCGCTGCGAGGATCTAGTCCGTTTTGAACAAATCCACTCCAAGTCTTTGCCAAAACCAAATGATAAAATTCAAATGTTTCTGGGCGAATGGATGTGGAATGCACATACACGGTAGATCCATCGGCGCGGGTGATGGGAATTACCAGATTAAGTTGGCGGTTAATAGTGGTCATTGCGAGTGTCCTAGATTAAATTTAAGCGAAAAGAGAACCGTTGACCAGATAGACGCCCTTCAGCGTAACGGGATAATCATTGCTATCGCCAGCAAGTTCCAAATCCGAAACATTCTGAAGAATGCAATTATGGATATAATAATACGGCAATACAGATGAATCGGTCACGATGTTTACATCACCAATGGCAGCATTTACCAAACGCTGCTGCTCCCAAAGAGATGAAAGCCCTTGGCTTTTATTGAGATACATCTGCACAGTAACGATTTGATAAAGGCGCGGCGAAGGAACCGCACCAGTGAGGGTGGCGATATAGTCGCTTGTTTCACCTTCAAAAGTGATGCGCGCCACTTTGGTTCCAAAAAAACCAGAGGTGACATTCAATTCTGAGTAGTCAATTACCGATACGCTCGTAAGCGCCCGATTCAATGAACCCTGTGGGATAATCGGATTAGCCATGATTAGGTATTCCTATGAATTGGGTTTAACCGAACAGCAGATTAGTTGCCTGAAGGTTGAAGTAGATGTTCAGGAACGGAAGCTGCGGAATCCAAACGCACGAGATACCGGCATATTTACCGACACTGTAATCGTTGGGATTCTCATTGGCGTAAGCCTGCATAGGCTCTGCGTTCACCACAATCTTGCCAGCATAATTGCCAGCATTGTAATTGGCCAAGAACTGCGCTTGCGGCAATTGCGTTGCGATAACCTGACCATTGCCCAAGCCAGCACTAACACCCTGATTGGCCACCTGAACCACGCGATTCTGCAAGCGGTTAATGCCCGGCTGATTGTAATACAGCGGGTTCACGTTCGACGCCGAGCCATTGATCACTTCATTGGCCAGAGCCAACTGCATATTGATCTGCGCCCAGTCGGCGGAATACCAGAAGTTCCAGAAGTTACCATCGGACATCTTGCCCTGATAGATAATGTTGCTGGAAATGCCGCCCTGCTGCCCAGTGCCGATCCAGCCGACATTGGCCGCAGCAAGGCTTGTCAGGGTGCTTTGATTGCCCGTCACAGGATAGGCTGTTGTGCCATAGCTAGGTGAGTAGCTAAGGGGCACCAGCTTATTGGTGCTGGAAGGAATCTGTGCGAGAGCCGTGCCAAAGGCGGAAGCCAGCGAAAATTCCGTCGCGGGAATGTTGGGCGATTCCACCTCGGCATAAACGCACTTGATGCCAGCATAAGCTGTGCTGTTGGCAACCGTAGTCGTAACCCAGAAATACACCTGAGCGTTGACAGCGGTATAGTTAGACAGGAACGTTAGGAACGATGCCTGATTATCCCATTCACGCGGCACAAGGTAATTGTAAATCTGCCCCGGTGTGCCTTTAACCTTGCCCATGAACGTAACCAGATCAGGCACGTTCTCGACAGGGGTGCCCTCGCCCAATTCCACCACATAAATGGCAGGGACGCCATTACCGGCAAAATAGGTTGTGCCCATCTGCAACAATTCAGTCACCGCACCAAGCGCCACAGTGCCCGGAGTGGTCTCAGAACCGGGGTTAGACGCCAGCGGATAAGTCAGCGTATTGGCACCCGTGATAGTGCCCGTGAACGTGCCATTGTAGCCCGTAGGAACCGCGCCAGCGATGGTAATGGGCACAACGTCACCGTTAGTCCACCCATGCGCCGCCGAGGTGGTCACTGTGACAGTGCCAGCCGACCATGTAAGCGTGGAGATGGTTTTGCCCGAAGCCAACAGGCCCTGCAACTGTGCAAGATTGCTGACCAGAGTGGCAGTTCCCGCAGTAAGCGTCGTGCCGCCCTGCGAGACAAGACCGCCAGTTTGCTGAAGCGCATTTGGCGTAGGGGCCAACACCACAGAGGCGTTGACAGTTACGATATTGGTAGTGGTCATTTTAATGCCCTCTGGTCAGGGGTGAGAATGGCGGAGGCTTCTACCTATTAGGTGAAGTTACCAACCGCCATAATCGACACGTTGGCACCAGTGGTTACATACCAACCGGGAGTGGCTGTGGCAGTAGCGCGGGCCTGCACCAGAACCTGAAACGGCTTCAGATCAACAACCGAAGTCGCGCCGCCAGCAAACAGGACAATGCCGGTCGAACCCGAACCGTCATAAAGCGTCACAGCGCCCGGCGAAGTCGTGGCAGGAACAATGGTGATGGCATACAGCGTGTCATTGACAGCGCCAGTGGTGCCCAGAACCGACTTAGTAGCACTAGCAGCGACCTGAACGTGCGTTTCGTTCTTTTCGGTAACGCGAAGGTTGCCCGCCGCATCGAGGTTGGTAAATGCAACGCCACCAGCAGCGGCGAGGGCAGTCTGGGTTGCAAGATTCTGACCCATTATATTTACTCCTTAGTTTAGGTGGATACTATCATCTTGGAGGGGACAAAGAAATCCTCCAAAAATGCGCTTTTAATCATTTTCTGTGCGATGCTGTTCATTCGCGTCTGGTAGTAATTAACCTCAAACACGATTGCTTTTTTCTGGGCAAGGGCACCAATTTCAACTTGCCCTCGCTTTCCGTCTTTTGGCACTGGCGAGTTCATAATGCCAAAAACGCTTGGATTGTTCAAAGCGTATGTCTGAACAGAATCAATCCAATCCATAATCATGTCATTGCGAATGCCATAAGTAATCACGCGGACATGATCTTTAGTAAGCTGCCAACGGTTCCCTGCATTATCCCAAAATGGAGCCGACTGCATGGGGGACGTGCCGTCTTCATCAATATGGATAACCGCATAAGGCGGCTGTATATTATCCGGCACCAAATAACTAGGGTAAACCGGAAATAGTTGATTAAGCGTCAGCCAAACCGGCAGGGAATTGGAAACTACTTGCGCTTGCCCAAGGTCATTGGGGTTATTGAGTATCTGTGACGCTAGAGAGGCGTAAACGGCATCGCCGCTGTAGTGATACAGACCCGATTGCTTGTACCAGCCAGAGCGGGTTGAGAACGCATATTGCTCCCCATCCGTGGAGGCCAGATACATATATTGCGGATCAGTGCGCGCCAGATCATTGATTGGCTGCAAACTGGTAAAGATCATCCGATGAACGGAGAAACTCTCGTCCGGGTCTTGCCGGTTAACCGTGGTATGATGCAGGGAGCCTTGCGCCTCAAACATCAGGGAATAGGAACTGTCGTAAGAACCCGGCGCAAGAACCGATGCGTTCACCCAGAACACAAATCCGTCAACAGGCAACACAATGCGCTTGTATAGCACAAAGGTAACGCGCTGCTGTAGATCAAGCGTCTCAAGCCCTGCCCGCAGCGTAGACGCCATCTGGCCTTGATTGCCGGTGGTCTCAAATACAGAACCGCCGCCGCCGCTCATTCTTCTACCCACGCAATCATTGATGTTTCATATAATGACGTGTCGATGAACGATGGGCGGGGGCCAGATGCGACCTTATCCTTAAATCGCAGCGAACGACGGTTTTGCGCCGCCTTGGTAGGGACGCCGGGAATACCCATGCCCTCAATCTCGCCGGTCATCAAAAACGTGCGGAACTCTTGCCGAATATCCTGCCCGGCACTGGCCAAGGGATCGCCCACAAAACCGCCTTCTAGAATGGCAGACAGCGCGCTTTCTACAGACGACACAAGTGCCTTGGTGATGTCCTGCTGATGGGCTTCGTAAAAATTCCGCATTACACCATACTTTTCCTCAAGTATGGTGGCGACGGTATAGGTCGTGGCGGGCTGGCCATCGCGGTTATCATAGGGCACATCTATGCAACCCAAGCAGAGGTCGGCCATCCTAACTGACCCCCCAGTTCGTGCCGAAGCTCTGGGCATACCCCAAGTATGTACGGCCCCATACCGTGGTCAAATAGCTAAGGTCTCTAATAGTCAGGTTATTCGCTTGATGCGGCACAACCATGCTGGCGCTAGTGCCCTCATCGCTTGAGGATGAGACCGTGCCGGTGGTAAAGCCAAGCATATTGTTTTGTTTACGGATATACTGAAAGAACCCGTAATTCACATTCTCGACAGTGATATAAATCAGCCCCGGAACATCCGGTGCCCAAGTAGCCAGCAGGTGGCCCGCCAAATTATATACCATCTGGAGATAAATCGGCCCCGGCACGCATTGGAACATGGGGTTCGCAATGGCCACAGCCGTATTGTAAGCATACCCAATGGAAGGGGAATCGCTGGGCAGATATTCCACAGGCACACCCATCACACCGTAAACCCACTGGGAAAACCCGGCCTCGGTGGGGATTGGCGTGTAGGGATATGTTGTCACCAGCGATTCCCTATCAGTTAAGCGGTTTTGCGGGGGCGACCGCGACCACGAGAAGATTCAGGTGCGGAATTAACCCGCAGACCCTCTTCTAGCTTGGGTGCGGTCATTTCAGGATCGCTCTGACCCACGCTCTCAAATTCCATCTCGAACCCAGTGGACTGCGTATTGCCCATTTCATTAGCAATCTCACGCAGGCCATAATCCGAGACAATGGCAAGGTTCTTGCGGCGCTCAACGCCAATGTCCGAAAGGCGGCCCATGTTGTGGGCCTTCACATCTTCACAGATCGGGCGAGGCACTGGCTTGTCCAATGACCAAACCAGCTTAACCACGCCCATGGACTTTGCCGTGCGGACGTCATCAACATTGACTGCACCCGCGCTAAATTCCAACTGCTGAACCAACTCTTCTACCTGACCCGGAAACAGATCGCCGCCGAATTGCACCTGAGCGCCAGCGGGGATTTCCAGAAACTTAGGCGGCAGAATTTTAGCGTCCATACGGTTGCCATTGCCATCAACAGCAAAATCAAGCCGGTAATATACTTGCCGATTCTGCGCCGTGCAGTTCACAACATAGAGCCTTGCCATATTAAATCTCCGCGAGTGGTGCGAGTGTTAGACGGGCAGGCGCACTCGCAACGCCTACCCGCCCAACGTCATTTACTGATAGTTGGCAGTAATGATGGTAAGTGCCTGCGGGCGAGGTGCCCAGCCCGGCGTCAGACGCCATTCGCTGAGAACGTCCGTTGCACCACCAGCCAGCGGGCTGATGATCTCACGCGGGGCGGCCATGTCCGAATACTGCGTAAGGCAGGTCGGGTTGCTAGGCTTCAGCGTGGCAAACACGTTAGTGTTCAGGGCAGACGGGCCACCGGGGACAGCAACTTCAGGCATCGCAATCAGGATGATGTCAGCGTTGGAGTTGCCGCCAGCGCCCTGAAGCGTGTCGTCATAAGCCCACACCAGCTCGTCCTCGTTGGCCACCAGCATATTCTTCATCGTCTCAACAGTGCTCATGGTGCCAGCACCAGCGCGCTGGTGCTGGCACCATG